GTATTGGGTGTGGGTGCTTATACCTATTGTGACCTGGTTGTGTGGAAGATTTCATGAGGAGGGATAATGATGCTTGTTAAGTGTCAGATTTGTGGGGAAAAGATTGACAGAGATACAGCATATAAAATTGCGGCGAAAAACGGCAATAAGTATTACTGCTCGCTTAATGAATACAACGAGAACGAGCAAAAGAAACAGCGCGAAGCTGCAGATAAAGAAAGAGTGTACAGACTGATTTGCGGAATTATGGGCGAGCAGGAAATTATTTCGACTGCTCTTTACAAAGAGTGGCAGGTGTGGTTAAAGGTAGCTGACAACGCAAAAATCGCTAAGTACTTGGAGGAAAACGAGTCGTATTTAACCTCTGCGATTGCAAGGTTGAGTTCGTCTGAATACGCAAAAATTCGTTATATAAGTACGATTATTAGAGATAAAATCAAGGGGTTTAGACCGAAGAGCGTAACTATATGTAGCCCGAATATCTCTAAGGAAAATTCGTTCGAACTTTTTGAGCCAACACTAGAACATAAACCAAAAGTAGAAGAACAAATATTGTATGATGTAGAGGATGATTTAATATGAAAAATGTATGGGTTAGCGGTGTAGAAACAAAGTACAATGAAAAATTATTAGACGGTCGATTAAACGCCGAAGCTTCTGCAATAGGTTTAATTTGGAAAGATCCATTAATTCTTGATGAAACTAAACTATCGTCTAAAGATTTTTTATCGTCTGATGGAAAGTTTTATTTCGAAGTAGCAAAGCAGCTTAGGTCGAAAGGTATTGTCGAGTTTAATGAAGTCGCTGTTGTTAGTAACCTTGAACGAGACATTCTAGACCAGTTTCAGAACAGAGGTGGTTGGAAAGAAATTAACAACATCGCGAGCATAGTTTCTGAGCGAAATAAGGATAGCATTTTGGATTCTCTGTCTAAATGCAACATAATTTTGCGTCTCTATAACAGAGGTTTTAACCTTGAAAAAGAAATGGTTATTGGAGATAGAAAAATCACTCCGTTGGAGTATTTTAAATCTTTGAAGGCAAATCAAATTGTAGATTGGTACGAAGCGCAATTGTGCAAAGTATATGATGGCGGATATGATGTAAATCTTCTCGAAGATGAAGATGTCGTTATTACGGATGATTTTATTCAAGACTTAGCAGACGAAAAAGAATACGGCGTTCCATATGCAAAGGCTGGAAAGGATTGTGACGGGAAGGATATGAATGTATTTCCGTATTTATCGTCATTAACTCTCGGTTTCACTAAGAAGGCTAGTCATTATGTTGCTGGATTTTCGTCAAGTGGAAAGACAAGCTTTTGGAGTTCAGTGGCCATGTCGATGGCTTTGTCGGAAAAGATTTTGATAATTTGCAACGAACAGTCGTCAAAAGTGTGGAAGATGAATATGCTGCTCTTTATTTTGTACAAGCATTTTCATTATACGGATGTAACCAAAAACAAGTTAATGTCTGGCTCCTTTAAAAGAGATGCAAAACAAGTTGAAATGGTAAATAAGGCTAAGGATTATTTTAATGCGCATTACAATGGAAGGATTCATTTTATTCAGCTCGCAGAAAATAATTTCGACATTGTAAAATCCAAAGTAAGATACTATGCTTTACAATTGGGTTATGGAGTGGTTATCTTTGATACCCTTAAGATTGCAGACTCAAACAGAAGAAATGATAGTCTTGCAGGATGGGAAGAGCTGGTTCAGTATAGTAGAGATTTAGATATTCTTGCAAAAAAGTTGAACATTTGTATGTGTTGTTCTGTACAGTTGGCGCAAAATCAAAAAGGAAATTTGTTCTTGGGTTCTCAAATGCTTAGTGGCGCTAAAGGTATTGTTGAGCAGTTGGATACGCTGCTCTGCCTCAGAGATGTATATAAAGAAGAGTTGGACCCGACGAATACCAGATTTTATTGCGCTCCTTTTCAAAAAGTATTAAACGAAACAACTGGAGAATATGAGGAGCGCCCATATGAGTGTGATCCAAAATATTCTTGGAAAATGTGTTTTCTTGGTAAGTCAAGAAATTCTGAAAACTCTGACTCTAGTGGATGCGCTATTATGTTAAAGTTTTTCGGCGCAATGGCAGTTTGGTCTGAACCGTGTTGGTGTCGCCCAAAGCATGGACATATATTAGAGGGAAGATAAAATAATAAAGGTATGAATGCAATTGAAAATATAGTTTTTAACAAAAACAAGTGGAGTATCTATATACACAAATGTATTACGAATAATAAGGCATATATAGGAATTGCTAAGGGTAATCCGTTCAATCGATGGGGCGCAAATGGTAAAAAATATCAAGAGAATTCTCAACCAGTTTTTTATAATGCTATTCAAAAATACGGATGGGATGGTTTTGAGCATATTATTTGGGCTGTTAATTTAGACCACGACGAAGCAAAACATATGGAAAAAATGTTAATTGCCTTATTTAAAACAAATTGCAGAAGATACAAAAAACCAGCATATGGGTATAATGAAACTGACGGCGGAGACGGGTCTGCTGGTAGAGAAGTCAAGCAAGAAACTAGAGATAAGATTGGCAACGCACATAGAGGGAAGGTATTATCTGTTGAGCACAAGGAGAAAATCAGCAATAGTTTAATTGGTAAACCTGGCACTATGAAAGGTAAACATCATAGCGAAGAAACTAAAGAAAAAATGTCTAGGTCTCACGTTGGAATGGTTTTTACAGATGAACACAGAAAGAATATGAGCCTTGCCAATCAAAAAGAAACTGCAGGATTTCACAACCATCGGCACACAGAGGAGGCGAAGCAAAAGCAAAGAGAGGCAATTGCAGCCAGAAACGCTACGCCAGAATGGAAAGAAAATAATCGATTAAAACTATCTAAGCCTATTGTGCAATGCACTGGTAACGATGAATTAATTAAGGTTTGGAGTTGGATACAAGGAGCATCGGATGCACTTGATATTTTAAAATCAGGAATAATTAGATGCTGTCAAGGGAAACACAAAACGGCTGGCGGCTTCATTTGGCATTATCTTTACAATCAAACCCTCAAGGATGGCACCATCATCCCTGGAGCTATCACACTCGGCCTGATCACCGAAAAACAAGCCCTCGCACAACTCGCCACACAACAAAATGATTAAATTGTAAACAAATTGTAAATAAATTCCAAGGTATCTTGACAAAACTGCAAAGCGAGACTATAATAATAACGCGACAAAATGAAAAGGAGAAACGACGCATGGGAACAGATATTCATATGGCGTGTGAGGTGCGCCGCAATGGCGAGTGGACGCTTGTAACAGACAAAGTATTTAAGAACATGTATCTAAGCAGATTGAAAAGGTACTTGATGTTGTTGGCGGTCGTGGTGTCAGAGTGCAAGGAAGTGATCATGTAATCACCAAAGAGGAGTACGACGAACTGTGTGAGAGCCACAGTAAGTTGTGTGCTCTTGAAGCTTGGGGCGTTGATAATTGGGAAGGATATGACGACGCAATGTCGCACATGGACGATTGAACAAAGAGGTATAGTAAATGAACATTGAGCAGATTAGACAGAAAGTAAATTCGGATGAATATGGGTTTTTAAAAACTGATGCAAATCTTGGACGGAATATCATTCTTTTAACTCTTGGCGGTAGTCACGCTTATGGAACAAACAACGAGAATAGTGACTTGGATATTCGTGGGTGTGCTCTGAATAGTAAGATGCAGATTTTGACTAACGAGAATTTTGAGCAGTTTGTCAACGAAGAAACAGACACCACTATTTATGCTTTTAACAAGTTGGTCTCTCTGCTGAGCAATGTCAATCCAAACACAATTGAGATGCTCGGCAATAAACCAGAGCACTATCTTTATATATCTCCTGTTGGGCGCGAACTTCTTGACAACGCACATCTGTTCCTTTCTAAGAGAGCAGTTCATTCTTTTGGCGGATATGCTAATCAGCAGCTTAGAAGGCTTGAAAACAAATCAAATCGACTCGTTGGTCAAGCACAAAACGAAGAGCATATTTATAAAACAATTGAAAACGCCCAGTATGTGTTCAAAGACAGATACTTAACTATGCCAGATGATGCTATCAAATTATATATTGATAAGGCGGTGCAAGACGGATATGATACCGAGATCTTTATGGACGCGCATTTGAACCATTATCCTTTGAGGGATTATGCTGGTATGTGGGCTGAAATGCAGCAAATAGTCAAGTCGTATGGCAAAATTGGTAGCAGAAACGAAAAAGCAATCAGTCATGATAAATTGGGTAAGCACATGATGCACCTCATACGTCTTTACATGATGTGTTTTGATATCCTTGAAAAAGAGCAAATTATTACATATCGAGATGCAGATCATGACTTATTGATGGATATTCGTAACGGTAAATATCTTGACGATAATAGGCAGCCAA